CTGGCTTGCCAGTTCCCCGGGGCTTGTGTTCCGCCTGCACATGTCTCGGTGTTTATGCCTCCGGAGGCGGGTCACCTGGGCACTGAAACGCGTAGTGGCGTCAGGCCGCGGCTGTACCCTTGTAAAAGAGGGACGTAAGAGGGATGTTGGGGACTTGCGGGTAATTCCGGGTTAGTAGCCGGTCCCGAGTACCTGTAAACCAACAGCCGTCCGTAAAAGACGTTAAACTAGTGGAAGCTCTCCACACTAAACAATTGGGCCGAGTGGCGACGCAATCGCTGGTGTCTTGACTGTGCCTCGCGCGCGGAGTCACCGTTGGTGGAGGGGAAAGGTCCCGTGGACATGGTGTTTTCCATTCCTTCGCACTCGTGAAACGCCTCGAAAGACCGTGTCGGCCCGCGACACTGACGTCTATAAAAGCGAATTGAAATGAGGGCCAAAATAAATATCAGACATGAGACGACAAAACTGGCCAGTACCTCTGTACTGGTTTCCCTTCGCCGGGTCTCAGTCTGTGATTTATCTGGGCTGCGTGTCCAGTTCTTTTCTTCTTTCTCGAAGGCGCCGTCTAGGCAAGAGCGGGTGTCTTGTCGCTCTAGACGTTAATTCTCAATCGCCCCCGGGTACTGGACCGCCCCTCCCGGATAACAAAAGAAAAGGTTGCCCGAACACAGATCAGGGCTGTAAAAAGATTGCTAGCAATTCGAGGGTTGCTAGGGCCGCTGTACGTCTTCTCGTACGCGACCAGAAGGTCGAGAGGGTCCGTCCCTTACCTCGGCGGATACAGTGCGGTCAGATTCGTTCCGCAGTCCGTTCCGTTTTCCCTTCTGATCTGACTCCAGTTCAGGAGCTGAGTGTGAAGACAGCGCAAAAGTTAGAAAGGCCCTGTTTTGAGTGCGAACAGGCGGCGCTTGACAAGCTCAGGCTTTGGAAAGAATCGCGTTTCACTCGACTTGAGCCAGTGGACCCCGTCCATCTGGGACTCTTCAAGCGAGCGATGGCAGTTAACGTGCCATACGGGTGGAACGAAACAGCTAAGTATGTCCCGTATATCCCGACGGGCCATGCGACTCGGTCCTTTACGCGTAAGGAAGGAGGATCCTGGAATGAGGAGGACTTTGAGACTACGTGCGGTCTCAAGTCCGTGTTGTCCTCAGGTAAGCCCCGCATTGTCACCCTGTACTCGGGTGCCAATTCGGAGATCCTCCGTCCTTTGCACGTCGCCTTGTACGAGCGGCTGAAAGAGAAGGGATGGCTTCTTGTCGGTAGCCCCACCGATGAGAAGGTCCAAGCGCTTGGCGCTTCGGGGGTGTACGTCTCCGTGGACTACACCTCCGCGACCGATAATATTCGGGCTGAATATTGTCGCGCAGCCATCGCGGTGTTGAAGGAAAAGGCGGTTGGGTTGACACCCCGTCAGTCGGAAGCCTTGGATGTCCTAGGACATCTGCGGTTTTGCGACGGGGGGGAGGTTGCCACTCGTGGCCAGCCGATGGGAAGTCTGATGAGCTTCCCGCTGTTATGTTTGATCAACAAAACAGTTGTCGACTTAGCCGTTCTCGACCGAGCCCTCTCAGGGGAGGTTTCGTGGAAGGAATTCCGCGCGCATCGCTGTCTCATCAACGGCGATGATTTGCTTTATCGGGAGTTCGGTAACTCTCCCGATATACTTGCTGGTATCCTTCACCACGGGTCCCGTGTTGGATTCGAGGTGAACAGTGAGAAAACGATGGTATCGCCCGACTGGGCGGAGGTCAACTCCACGGCCTTCTTCCAGGGGCGGAAGCAAAAGAAAACGAACGTGGCGGTGTTGAAGTGGTCAAGCGAGGTGACGGATCCTGTCGGGTTTTTGGCCGACTCCGTTGTTCACCGCGCTGTGTTCCGGGAGCTGCTTCTGTTTTGGTCAACCCCAATTCGGAACGCACGTCGGAAGATACAGGGTCCTTTGCCGACCTCTTTTTGGTCGGCGCTTTGGCAAGTTAAGGACGCGCTGTGTTGGCTTCCCACGGCACCACCTGCGCCACCTAACCCCTTCCCCGTCGTACCCAAGCCTGCCGGGTACGATTTGACTCGCGAGGAAGAGGTTTGCTACATCTCAGAACGAGTAGCCAGGCTGAAGGAGCGGGGGTATAAACCGGCGAAGTCTGGCCGGTGTTCGACCCGCTCTGGAGAAGTGCAGACGATCCAGCGTGCACTTAGAAAAGAAAAACCATGCGTGGAAGACAATGTCCTGAAAGTCCTCGCCGACGCATGGGAGTGGAAGACAAAAGAAAAGTTACGGCTTGAGGACGAAGCCGCGAATGGGCCGCTTGACTATTCGCCCGAGTGGTGCACTGCCTGTTACGAGGGCTCTCATAGCCTCGTGCAGTGCATCACGGACAAAATCAAGGCTTTCAGACAAAGGGAAGTTCAAGCTGGCTGCGCGAGCCAGGACGCAGG